CAGGAGACGAGATGATGGATTCCCGGTGGGCTAATCAGGTGGGTGCGCGGGCCGTTCGTCTCTGCAAGATGATGAAAGACGGAGAGTAACTATGCCCCTAACCAAAAAAGGCAAAGATATCATGGCAAGCATGAAACGCACATACGGGGGGAAAAAGGGTGAGCAGGTCTTCTACGCAACAGCCAATGCTGGCAAAATCACGGGCGTTGAAAAGAAAGCGCAAGGCGGCACGATTGGAGAGACTGGCTACAAAAAAGGCGGTAAAGTTAAAAGCAAAAGTCGAGTTAATGAGGCTGGCAACTATACTAAGCCCGGAATGAGAAAACGCATCTTCAACCGTGTCAAGGCTGGCAGCAAGGGCGGTCGCCCGGGGCAGTGGTCAGCACGTAAAGCCCAGATGGTTGCTGCTGCTTACAAGAAAGCCGGGGGCGGCTATAGGGACTAGCTATGCGGTTAGCCCAAGCCCGACTATCACGCTGGAGAAACTCACGGAAAAGAAAATCGGATGGAACACGTCTTCTTGCTTCTCGTATATCTTGGCGTAGGAGACGAACGTTATCTCGCAAGTAACGATATGTATTTTCGTTCCATCTTGGAATGTAATTTTTTTGCAGCGGAGATTGCAAAGAGATATGGAACCCACTCAAGCCTAGACGCAATAGACAGACGAGACAGAGCCACAGTCTATTGTATACCCAAACTTGTAAATACGAAAAGCGTAGAGGTATACTAACATGGATCCAGTCACCGCGATGGCTACCGCTTCGGCGGCTTTTGGTGCATTAAAGAAGGGTTTTCAGATAGGCCGCGACATTGAGTCGATGGTAGGGGACCTTTCCCGGTGGATGGGGGCCTTGTCTGACATAGAACAGGCAGAGAAAGAGGCCAAGAACCCGCCCATATTTAAGAAGATGTTCGCGGGCAAGTCCGTAGAACAAGAAGCCCTCGAAGTTGTTATGCACAAGCGTAAGGTGCAGGAACAACGGGACCAGCTGCGGCAGTTAATCCAATACACCTGCAAGGCTGGGACATGGGAAGAACTCATTCGCATGGAAGGCAAGATTCGCAAGGAACGACAGGAAACCTTGTATCGCCAACGGGAACGCCGCAGGAAGTTTGTTGAGATAGTTGCTTTAGTTGGGCTATTCATTGCGGTAGTTGCTTTCGTGACGTTTATTATCTGGCTTTACATAAACCGATAAAAACTGTTGCCTAAATCAACTGTGACCTGTATAATACAGTGAAAGGCGGTTCCTTATGAAAAAGTTGGCTGTAGACGCACTCAAGCATCAATACAAGGCGCAGATGAAAAATGCGGAATATACTCTCGAAAATTACCTGTCAAATCCAGCGGCTATTGGAGAACATCCCGATCTTCTCAAAGAAATGGACACTGCCCTTGAAGGATGGGTCTCCGCTAATGACAAGCTGGTTGCGATTTCCTTTTTGACTATGGGAGATATCGATGGCGTTGAAGAAGAGCCAACGTTCCTTGAAGAGTTGGACTAAGCAGAAGTGGCGCACCAAGTCCGGTAAGCCCTCCACTCAAGGTCCCAAAGCAACAGGAGAACGCTATCTGCCGGAGAAAGCGATCAAGGCTCTATCGGCAAAGGAGTATGCGGCCACAACTCGTGCGAAGCGTAAGGCAACGCGGGCGGGCAAGCAGGTATCTAAGCAGCCGAAAAAGATAGCCAAGAAAACACGAGCCTACAGAAAAACTAGCTGATGTCGATTACGTCCTACCCAAATCTTGTTCGCCTGACTAGCACGGGTAATGGCAATGTAGTCACATTCGGGGGTGGCAACATAGATGCGTTTGGTAGACTTCGCATTGCTTCCCCGTTTACGTTGTTTGACAGCCAGAATAGATACGCGATTGACGAGCAGTTTGATACCAGCACATCAGGCAGTGCAAGCACATCTCACCTATCCAATGAAAGTAGTGTGCAGATGTCCGTCACAACTACATCGGGTGATGAAGTTATCCGGGAAACCAAGCGGGTGTTTCCGTATCAGCCGGGTAAAAGTTTGCTGGTCATGGAGACCTTCGTATTTGCAGCCCGTCAGACGAATCTGCGTCAACGGGTAGGTTACTTCGGGGCAAACGATGGTGTCTACTTGGAGCAGAACGATACGGATGTTCGTCTGGTAGTCCGAACCTCAACAAGTGGCAGTGCCAGTGATGCAACCTACGCAACGCAAGCTAACTGGAATGTAGATAAGCTAGATGGCACAGGACCCAGCGGTAAGACCATTAATCTGACCACAGACCCAAAAGCCCAGATATTCTTTATGGATTTTGAGTGGCTAGGCGTAGGAACAGTTCGGTGTGGGTTTGTAATTGACGGTGAGTTTGTTATTTGCCACAAGTTTCATCACGCAAATAGCGTAACTGCTGTTTACATGAAGACAGCGATCTTGCCTCTCCGCTACGAGATTACAGCTACAGATACCCTGTCCAGCGGAACAAGCATGAAGCAGATCTGCTCCAGTGTTGTAAGTGAGGGTGGTTATCAACAAGTTAAAGCCCTGAGTTGGGCAAGGATGACAGCAGCCACAACTGTGACTACATCCTTTGAACCGATGGTGTCTATCCGTCTTAATTCATCTAGCTTGGATGCTGTTGTTCTTCCCGCCTACTATACTGTATTTCCGATTCCCAACAACGTTGATTACGAGATTGCCCTTATCAAAAACGCGACACTTACTGGGGCTTCCTACGACACATCCACCTTTAACAACGTTGATTATGATGTAAGTGCAACAGCCCTAACAGGCGGGACAATCGTGTTGCAAAACTACACGAAGGGAACTAACCAGTCTTCAGGAGATGCAATCGTGCCAACGGGATACAACTTTGATTTACAGGTTGGCAGAACCATAGCTGGGACGAGTGATGTGTATACGCTGGCAGCTAGAACAATCTCTGGGACAGACGACATCATCGGATGTTTGGCTTTCTGGGACTTGACTGACGGGGCATAGAATGGAACGCCGTAAGAAACGCACTCTTCCCAAAGAATTGACAACGGCTAATCAGGATATCTACACCGTTCCTGCCCGTTTTACAGCAGACGTGAATAGCATCTATATCAACAATGCGTCTTCCTCTGCTGTTACGTTTAGCTTGGACTGGTATGAAGCTGCGACAACGACATATCACACCCTTGCGGAAACAGTAGAGTTGCCCGCTAATTCGTTGCTTCAGATTACAGACTACCCTCTTTTCCTTGTCAAGGATGACAAGATTCGCGGCCTTGCAAGTGCAAACAGTGCCGTTCACGTTTCAATATCCATAGAAGAATTTTTTGAAACTTCTCTAAATTAACCTGCCAATATAAGGAGAAACCCTATGGCAATCACAACTGCAATGTGCAATAGCTTTAAATCAGAATTGCTGGGCGGTCTTCACGATTTGGATACCGACTCCATTAAACTTGCTCTGATTAAAGACACCCCCTCTGGCACATATGACGCCAGCACAACTAACTACTCTGATGTAACAGGTAACTCTGACGAAGCATCTGGCACTAACTACACTACTGGTGGTCAGGTTCTGGATGGTGCGGCAATTAGTTTGGATAGTTCAACTGCTATCGTAGACTTTACAGATGAGGTATTTAGCAACGTAACAGTTTCTGCTGACGGTTGTATCATCTATAATGCAACTGAAGGTAACCGCGCTATTGCTGTCATCGACTTTGGCGGCACAGTATCTGCTACTGCTGGTGACTTGACTATTGAATTTCCTGCTGCTGACGCATCTAACGCTGTAATCCGTATCGCGTAAGGAGTAGAACATGGCGTTCTACGACACCACAGATGCTCTTTACGGCACTGGTGCGTATGGTTCCGCAAGCTACGGAATTGTTCAACCTGAAGTCGCAATTACAGGTGTTTCTGCAACAGGAGCAATCGAATCTGTTGCGGCTGGCGGCTTTGAAGTGGATGTCAGTGAAAGGCTGGGGTCTGTATCTGCTACGGGTGCAGTAGGAAGTGTTGAGACAATTCTTGACACGGCCTTCCCTGATGGTGTATCTGCAACTGGTTCTGCAGGTTCTGTCACGGTCAATCTTACAGAAGCAGTCAATAGTGTTGCAGCAACAGGATCTGCAGGGACTACGACTGTAAACATAGATGAACCTATATCAGGTGTATCTGCAACAGGGTCGGCACATCCTTTTGGTCGCGTTGTATCAATCAACTATATAACGCCTACTGCAGTAACAGCCACAGGTTCTATAGGAACTCTAAGTGAAAATGTAGATGAGCCACTAGACAGCGTGGCAGCTACAGGCTTTGCTGGAGCAGTGTCTGCAAATGTAGACGAAGATTTAGCCGGTGTCTCTGCTTCTTCCTTTGTAGGTAGCCTGACACTTACTGGAACAGCTAATCATACTCTTAGTAGCGTGTCTGCTACGGGCTTTGTAAACACAGTAGAGGAGAAGCCAACTGAGGCACTTCTAAGTGTGTCTGCAACTGGTTCCATTGGTTCTGTAACTCCTAATACAGCGGCAGGTGTATCAGGGGTTTCTGCAACACTTACAATCAATCTTCCGGCCCCCCCCGATGCAATAACAGTATTTACCGCATCGGCATACAGCAGACAACGAACTGTCAAGCTACAGCCAAAACAAACATCTCAAGATAGAAGGGCTGCATGATGTCTTTTAAATGGCCTGATAAAGATCCTGACGATCAGTTAGACTACTCCATCAACTGGACAGAGCAGCTTGAGGGAGACACAATAGACAACATCGTTTGGAAGATATACGATGAAAATGACACATTGCAGACGTGGACAGCTAGTCAGATTGTTAATGGTCTGCAGTATGTGAGTAGCACAAATACCGATACAGTTGCAACGATTTATTTGGGCAGCGGCACAGTCTTTACAACCTACAAGATTGTCTGTCGCATGACCGCCAGTGATGCAACCATTATCGAACAAGAAGTTCGCATCCGTGTAGTGGAGAAAAATTAATGGCATATAATTATCTTGAACTGACCAACGAAGTATGCCGCCGCTTGAACGAGCCGGAGTTGACCTCCTCCAACTTTGCATCCTCAACTGGCTTCTACTCACAAATCAAAGACAGCATCAACAGTGCAGTTCGGGATATCAACCAGATGCACTTCAACTGGCCGTTCAATCATAATACGGACGACATCACCATGACCGCTGGAGAACTCCGCTACCCGTTGCCGGAAAACGCCAAGTATGTTGACTTTGATACTGTCCGTATTCAGCGCAATACAACGCTGGGGGTAGGGTCAGCAATTCATCTGAAGCAGATGTCCTACGATGAATATATCGACCGCTACATCGATCAGGAATACGAGACAGATACAACCAATGGGACTGTTCCCGAATATGTTGTTCGGTCACAGGATGGTGATATCATCTTTGCTCCGATGCCGGACAAAGCCTACACTGCCGAATACGAATACTTTATGTTCCCGGCAGACCTGACCACCTATGATGACGTTCCGACAATTCCCTACCGTTTCAAGCATGTCATAGTTGATGGGGCTATGTATCATGCCTATATGTTCCGCGACAATCTTGAGTCTGCAAGTCTGGCCCTCCGCAAGTTTGAGCAGGGAACCAAGCACATGCGGACTCTTCTTGTAAATGAAAACGTGTATGCGAGGGCTATCTAAATGCCAGATCGTTGGCAGACATACGCCTTTGAGTTCAAAGGTGGCCTGATTACAAACCTCTCCCCTTTCCAGCAGGGCATACAGGCTCCGGGTTCCGCCCGGATTCTTCGCAACTTTGAACCCTCTGTGTTTGGTGGATATCGCCGCGTGGAAGGCTATGAGAAGTTTGACAGTGCTGCGCTGTCCAATACCGGGAATGTTCGTGGGATTGTTCGCTACAGCGGTAATGTGTATGCAGCCCGGGGAGACGACCTGTTTCGTTCGTCTGGATCAGGCTGGACTCAGATAACCGACAACGTTACCTTCAGCAGTGGTGGGATTACTTTGGGGGGATCCGGCAAGGTTCGCTTCCTGAAGTATGACTTCGATGGAACTGAAAAGCTGATGGTTGTGGATGGGACGGGTAAACCTTTCCGTTTTGATGGGACAACCTTTGAACAACTAACCTCGTTGCCCGCAGACACATCTGGTGCAAGTCAGGCTATTAACTTTAAGAACCACGTATTCCTTGCCAACGGGAAAGACCTTATTTTCTCCGCACCGTATGAAGATGATGACTTTACAAGTGCAAGCGGTGGTGGTATAATAAATATAGCTGATACCATAACGGGTTTGATTGTTTTCCGCGATCAGTTGATTATATTCAGTGAGAACACCATCAACCGATTGGCGGGAAGCAGCATCGATGACTTTCAGTTGCAGCCTGTCTCACGGGACTTGGGATGTGTTGCTGAAGACACTGTGCAGGAAATTGGTGGTGACATCATGTTCTTGGGGCCAGATGGCCTTCGTTTGTTTTCTGCTACTGACCGCGTGGGTGATTTTAGCTTGGGTGTGATATCCAAACCTATCCAGACGGAGATGCTAGATTTGATTTCATCTAGCCCGGGGGGTTTTAGCAGCACAGTTATCCGCGAGAAAAGCCAGTATCGTATCTTTGGTTACAACAGTGGATACAGCAACGATGCAGCGAAGGCGGTTGCCGGAACGCAGCTTCAGGAGGGCATCTCTTGGAATGACCTGCGTGGCTTCAATGCCTACGTTGTCACTAGTGAATATGATGGATTTGCAGAACGCATTTATTTTGGAGCATCGGACGGATATGTCTATCAAATGGAACAAGGAAACACACTGGACGGTGACCCCATACCTGCGACTTTTGCGACTCCGTTCGTCCCGCTTAACGACCCGAATGTGCGAAAGACAATTTACAAAGGGACCACATATCTGGATGTGAATGGTGCATTTGACTTGGAGTATTCCCTCAAGTTTGATTTTGATCAACCGAATGTAACACAGCCGGACTCCGTTCTTTCGACAGATACAGCCGCATCTATTACTTATGGAAACGGAATATATGGGACAGGTGCATACGGGGTAAAACAGAAGGCAATCTTCGAGGTGCAAACTATAGGATCCGGGTTTACCGTATCCATTCTTTACGAAACAACCGGAATTGAAACAGATGCCGTATTTACTGTAGACGCTGCAACTCTACAGTTTGGAACATACGGAAGGAGATAACAAATGGGTACAGGTTATACCAGAAACGATACGGCCAACAACATTGCAGATGGCAACGTAATCAACGCCTCCGATTTGGATGGTGAGTTTGATGCAATCCAATCGGCTTTTGATAACACTACAGGCCACAGTCACGATGGCACGACAGGTGAAGGTCCGCAGATTGATACTGCGGGGATTGCCAATGATGCCGTAACGTTGGGAACCAAGACATCTGGTAACTATGTTGCCGCAGGTGCAGTGAGTGGTGTTGGTTTGTCCGGTTCCGCATCTGCTGAAGGCGCGACATTCACAGTTACATCTAATGCTACTGATGCCAACACGGCCAGCACGATTGTTGCCCGCGATGCCAGTGGTAATTTTTCTGCGGGGACCATTACGGCTTCGCTTACAGGAAATGTAACAGGTAATGTAACTGGTGATGTGACAGGTAATGCCGATACAGCCACCACTGCTACAACTGCCAATGGAGTAGCAGCGGATTCTGTTGCACTAGGAACCGATACAACAGGTAACTATATTGCCGCAGGGGCGGTTAGTGGCGTTGGTTTGTCAGGTTCTGCATCGTCTGAAAGTGCTACATTTACGGTAACGTCCAACGCTACTTCAGCAAATACAGCAAGCACCATCGTATCACGAGATGCAAGCGGAAACTTTACTGCAGGGGACGTAACGGTAGATAATTTAATCACATCCGGAAACGTTGATGGCCGGGATGTATCAGCAGACGGTAGCAAGCTAGATGGTATTGAATCTTCTGCGGATATAACCGACAGCACAAATGTGGGGTCTGCTCTGACAGGTTTTTCAACCGGAACAGATGCTGTATCTACGGACTTGATTCCAGTATATGACGTAACTGCTGGTGCATGGGAAAAGCAAACGATTGCAAATGCAGCTTTGCAAGGCCCAACTGGCCCAACTGGCCCAACTGGCCCAACTGGCCCAACTGGCCCAGATGGTGCTGACGGTGCTGCTGGCCCTACCGGCCCTACCGGCCCTACCGGCCCTACCGGCCCAAGCGGAAGTTTTGGTTCAGTTGATGCGCCATATCCAAACAATCTTTTGGCTGGCACACCAGAAAATACCACAACTACAATTACGCTTAACTATCCATCTGTTCCTGCTGGAAAAATGCTGTATATTACAAGTCTGTCTGGGGGTTACAGTTATGGCCCGTATCGCCCTAGACTGGTTGTTGGTGGCACTGAAATTGTTAGAGCAAACTCT